TTCCATTTATATCTATTATACGTGCATCAAGTAGCACTAAAAATAAAGCCTCTAAATCACCATGAATATCACCAATAGCAACAACTCTTTTAGGTAAATCATCTGGTTCCGTGAATATTGCTTGGTTATCTTTACCACATTTAATTTTATTTTTTATATATTTTCTAAGTGTTTTTTTTGTGGGGCGTGCTATTTTTCTACTAATATTACGTAATAAGTCAGTATCAGTGGGTGACATATATAATAGTGTAATAATATTATAATTTATTTATAGAAATGATTATATAACGTAATATATATAAATAATGCAACGCGCAAAAGAATATCCATTATTAATTGGTGTCGCTAAAGGTGGCAAATCAAAAATATGGGCAGCATACATTGATTATGACCCTATTTTGAATAAAGCAATAGCAGTTATGGAATATGGGCAAATTGATGGTAAAAAACAAACATCAATTCGAGAATATACAGCAGGTAAAGTCAAACGTACAGTATTAGAACAATGTATTCAAGAAACTGACCGAAAATGGACCGATAAAAAAGAAAAGGAGGGGTATGTAGAACAATCGATGCTTCAAGTAGGACAACATGCAAGTCCAGTACGTACAAAAATATCAAAAACATCTAAGAAATCATCATCGTCAGGTTCTAAGAGTGCATCATCGAAAAAATCACCCCCTAAATCTCAATTAATAACAGGCACACGTCTTTCATTGCCTATTTTACCCATGTTGGCGAAAACATATGAACCATCCGCTGCAAAAAAAAAACGTAAAGATATTGTGTTTCCGTGCTTTGTTCAACCGAAATTAGATGGATTGCGTTGTATCGTGTATCTGCACGATGGTGTAATAGTAGCCCAATCTCGCACAGGAAATCATTTTAAAAGTATGGAAAGAATAACGAGTTCTCTTCGACCATTTTTTCAACAACATCCGGAAGTTGTTCTCGATGGGGAACTTTATACCAAAGATATTCCATTCGAAGTATTAGCCGGAATTATTAAAAAACAAAAAATAACAGCTGATGATTCCGTTATTTTGGAAACAATAACATACAATGTCTATGATATTGTAGATTTAACCGCACCGTTTCATCAACGTATTTTATTTTTGCGCGAGTATTTTGAATCCGGTCAATACACACGAATTAAATTCGTAGAAACGTTGATGGTGGATACTATTGCCGATTTTCGTAAAAGTTTTAGTGAATTTGTAGCGAATGGCTATGAAGGAATCATGTTGCGGAATGTAGCAGGATTATATATAACAAATTATCGCAGTGATGACTTACAAAAATATAAAGAATTTATGGAAGAAGAATTTCGTATTATAGGATTCGCGGAAGGTGATGGACACGATAAAGGAACCGTGAAATGGATATGTGAAACAAGTGATGGCAAACCATTTACAGTTCGTCCCCGAGGAACAGTTGCACATCGTAAAGAATTGTTTCAAAATGGAAGTGCTTACGTCGGAAAACTATTAACCGTTATATTCCAGGAATATACAGAAGAAGGTAAGCCTCGTTTTCCTGTAGGAAAGGCTGTTCGCGACGGATATTAATTTCATAATCGCTATAATAAATTTATTACAAGGATTATGAATATTTGAATCTAAATATCATTTTCTTTTGGTGCCAAACAAAGCATCAACGTTCCAATACTACCAATACTATATTTGATAATAACCGGAAAATTGTTTTTCAAATAAAGTTCAATCGTATTACATAAATTGGAGCATTTTGTAAAAGAAACCAAATGTTTAATACTAAATACCCCCTGAATAATTTCATCGGCGTTTTCACTATCGATGATATTCATACTATTGCTATTTTCCGTTATAACTTCCTCAATACGGCAAATTTGACCGTCGCAACCAAAAATAAGTTTATTTTGAACACTTTTGATTTCAATGGTTTCACTCAATACAGAGAAATCGCGGCAAATTTTTTGAAACATTGCGCTGGGAATATTAATAACACTGCTAAATGCCGTAGGTGGAATTGCTATATTACTTTTATTCAAATCCAATAATTTAAACTTGATGTTTTTCACACGATGGTCGTTTGAGTTTTCAATAATAATACCCAACTCATTTGTCTCATCAGCATCTTGATAAAAAGTGAGAATGTCGTCATTACTTATCATTTTCATAATTTTATTGAAATTGAGAAGATGAATACCACATTCATAACTTTTGCCAGGACTACAATGATACGTTTCAAAATCTTTCGCATTGAGTTGCATATGTGCTAATACGACATGACTCGTATCCATTTCAAGTAATTTAACACCGGTTTCATCAAAAATAAGATTTCCTTCTGTAATAAAATCCTTGAGGGCCTCGAAACTCTGTTTAATCAAAGCGGATTTAACCGTTTTTGCTTCAAATAGGTAGTGACTTGTTGTGGCTGACATTATTCGTGCGTTTAATTATATTGATTTTATGTGTCTTTTCCTTTTAAGTCATTATTTATTTCTATTATTTGTTTTACGATTTTGGGTATGTTTATGAAATAATCCGGGATACCGGATCGTTTCAAAATCCATTTCATTATCAGAGCCAGAATCATCGCTTACACTTATTTTTTGTTTTCTTGGTTCGCGCGATTTATCGTGGTCCGGTAATTTGGTGTATTCTTCTGGAGACATACTATCCAGCCGAGCAAGTCGGGCTTTATGTTCTACCAGCATTTTTCGCGATAAATATTTATATTCATCTTCTTGTGGTTGTATCATTTCATCTTGTAGAGCATCATCCATTGGAATGTCAAAATCTAATTCTACATCTGTATTATAAATACTTCCTGACACGACCGGTTCAAGTGTTGTTTTTTCATATAATTCTACGATATAAAATTCAATCCCGTATATGGATATGACATCCCCGCAATTTATTATCCGGAATTGACTCAATTCTGTTTCCAATATTTTCTTTATATCTTCCCACATCGCATAATCGGAAATTGTCGCGCGTATTTTAATACGACCTATTTGTTTTATGGATGATGACTGGATATGGCACACAACTACCGTATCGAATTGTTCCACATTTAATTTCGATATTATCCAATATGGAACAACCACGATATTTTCATCTTGAACGACTTCACAATTGCCGATTTGTATGGCATTATTTATAGAAACGGTAATAAATGTGCTTTCATCCATTGATATGATTTGGTCCATACAACGATTTGGTAGCGCTATAATATGTGATTCATTTTTTGATAGATCACCATTATATAATTCCCAACTAATTATGGATAAGGGATAATTCATTTTATGTATGGTATGTATAAATATTTCTTATTATCAATTATTTATAAATTATTTATAAATAATTTATTAATTTTATACATTTTATACATATAATATATACAATAATCAATTAAAACTATTATGGCGTTTATTCCAAAGTATGCTATATCTGATCCCGAAGGGTTCAATTTATATTCATTGCTAAACCCTTTATGTGATAAAACCGCACCTATCGTTGTATGCGGTGATTTATTAGATTCTACAATGGTGACTCCACCGAATCAAACACCTAATCCAATACTTTCTAAATTAAAATCATTCAATCTTTTTAATATACACGAAGTTATAAAACCAAATAGTAATGTTATATTAACACTGGGTAATCGCGACCTTAATAAGATTAAATGTCGGTATCTATGTAAATTAGACGAAACAGTATTTAACGCACGTAAAGATTTAGTTTACCAATTTAATAATGGGACTATAGATTTATCTGTTAAGAACTGTAATCTATTAACACAAGGATGTGCTAATGAAGTTATGCCATGGACACATAAAATGAAAAATTGGTATACATTTTGGAACCCTGGAAACCCCAACCCAATTAGAAATTTTCAAGAATTTGATAACAATTATTGCAAAGATGCCATATTTCACAAAAGATTTGTTGATATATTTGGTGCTGATGGAGCGAAAGGAACAATGAGTGCCGACAAATTATTAGAAACTATCCCATATGAACTTTTTGGAGAATACTATTCGACAAATCCTACAATTTTTACTAATAATTATAAAGCATTTATTGTATTGGCTGTTTTTAAAAGTATGATGATTAATGAAAAACCTAAATTTGATGCTAAATTTAATAATAGTGGTGTATTTGTTAAAAACCCCTCCACCACAACAATAAACACTTCACTTTTTAAGGGATGGTTATGTGAAATGTATGAAAAATCAGTTATGTGTTTAGCATCTGTTGTTAAAGACAATATATTTTTATTTTCACATGCAGGAATGCCGATTGAGAGGAATATTATTAGTGGTTTAGAAGCATACAGTAGTACTCTTAATGATGAAGCAATAATACTTAAAGATATAAATAAAAGACGTAAACCATTTAATGCTAAAGAGCCAAAATTATTATTATCGGGAGGGGCACATGATTTGGAAAATAGCCAAAAATTAATCGACGATATTGTGGAAAAATATAATAAGTATTTTAAAGATATATTGGTTGATCCTATTGTTAAAAATGAATACGCAGGTTCGACCGACAAAGGTGAACCAACTGATATAATGATACAATTATTAGCATATACATCAGGATATTCAAATGAGACTAAAAAATATAGTTCAGCATCAGGTCCTGTAAATTTATCAAATTGGAAAACATCTGAAGACCATTATAAAATACCTGATAAGAAAGTTCATCAAATACATGGACATAGCCCACAGGGTTTTGGTTGTGATATTACACCATTAATTGATGACTATGATAATTTTTATGGAAGTATTGTTAATTTAGATAATTCAAACACATTTATGAGCAATAATAGGCGTAAATACGGTGATGACTCTATCAATAAACAATCTTACAATTATTTGAAAATTGATGATGATGGGGAATACGAAATCGATACATCACTTCGTATTGATGTATTAAATGTTACAAATAATAACAATATTGAACTGACCGAAAATTTGGACAAAACTAATATTGATATTGATAGTAAATACACAGACAGTTCCGGTTGGACTTTACAAATTACATTTAAGTCAAGAGATCATTTCGATAAAAAATATATACAATATTATAAAAATATAGCGGCATATATAAATGAATTTTTTTTAGTAAATAATCCACCGAAAGATTTTCTTACGTTTAGTGGATTTTTAATCGATAATACCCAAAACCACGAAGATACACCAACTGAATCGAAAATTACCGAATCTGTGGTATTAATGCGACCTAATGGTTTCAAATCATTGAATGTTAAAATATTAAATGAAAACGACCTTTCAAAAAGGTTAGAAGTCACAACTTCTGGTGGCTACTCTCGCAGAAATCGTCGTATTACTAACCTGATACAACGTAATCGAAATTCAAAACGTGGGTATTTGACAACTATACGCAAATCTCGCAATCAACAAAAACAAAATAAAAATCGTAAATGCAATTGCGCAAGTTGTCGTTCAATGCGCAGATAAACTTTATAGTATTTGAAATAAAATAAATAAATACGAATGAAAATTATCATTTGTATTTATGTATAAATATATATGTAAAAAAATCATAATCCGGCCATTTGTGTTGCCAGATTCGTTTGATTCGCAACTGAATTCGTTCTAAAATTATTAGAATACAATCGCCATAATCGGTTCTGTTCAATTGTCTGCTGCATACTTGGCGCCAATGTAGTAGTTTTCTCACTTGAAACAAGTTGTGATAATATTGTTTTCGTTTCGGTTATGTCTTTTTCGAATTCTTCAATATCTGTATCGATTTCCTTCATATTTTTATCGATATTCACCAAATTAGTATTCAATTGATTTTGTAAATCACGTATCGTTTGCGATTGTTCGTCTAATCGTTTTTCCATTTTTTGGATAGTCGTATACAAATTATTTAATACAATACTATTGTCGTGAATCGCTTTCCATAATGGTTTCGTATCAGCATCCGGTGCAACAATCGCCCAATCTTTTTCTATACTTTTTGTAGTTTCTTTTTTATGATCCATCGCGGATAAATTAAAATGTGTATATAATTACATTAATATTTTATTTTTGTTTATTTATTTTTGTTTTGTTTGGTATTACATATATTTATTTCCATAATTATGAATAATAAATATATACAGAAAAACTATAATCCACGTAAGCGTTTTGTAGGAATAAGATATAATTCAACCGGTTCATTATCAAGAATATTTGCTTTACGTCGCAACATTCTAACAAGTTCCTCGTTAATTTCGCGATGATTGATAGGTCTAATACTACTGCGTTCTACAAGCATTTCACGAACACTCGGTAGAAAGAACGCTTGTTTGCCACGAGAAGAACTAATAAGTTTTAATCCGTGGTTGGGATATGCTTCCATCCTTTTAACATACCGAAATATCCTATTTAAAAATAATAGTGTTATTTCCACCTCCATATTTGAAATTTCGGGAGGTTTATGAAATCGTGAATCGTGGTATGCAGCTTGGTCGGTATAATAATAAATAGCTTCTAATAATGTCCCTTTTATAGGTTGCAGTGTTCCAATACATCCCATAAGCTCGTTATTTATTGAATTGGTTAGTGTTACAAATATCCCCATAGAATTATTTGAAATCAATTCTGGAATAGGTAAGACAAGTTGTTGATATGTTCTATTCAATAGATAGTTCCGTGATAGATGTGTCATGTAATACTGCTCATACGCACTAAATTTTCCCGGATAAACCGATGGTTCATTTGAATAATATACAATTGATCCATAGCCAACACATCCTTGATTTATATCGATTTTTTGTTGAGGATTGGCAAATAATGTTGATTCGAGACTATCTAGTGTTGATGATAAATATTGCAGCAATTTTGTTTGACAACAATTATAATAACACATTAATCGCGCTATTAGTTGTTGGTTCTGTATGATATTTAAAAAAACACGAATGACACCAATACCACACGCGGAAGACGAAGCACTTTCAGGTAATGATTGTGAAAGTAAGCTATTCAATGTTTTATAGTCTTGATTCATAATATCGTTCATCCACTGAACCTTATCTGTAAAATTTCCATTTAAATGAGATAAATCTGAATTTCCCACCAGTATTGTATTCTTATTCTCTTGAGACTCCATATCGGTTTGAATCACACGTTCTATATGTTTCGGTAATGAATCACGAATACATATAATCTGGATATGTAATTTTGAGCGAGGCCTACAAAAAGATTGAAATAATGGTAATAGATACTGCCAACTATGTTCTTTATTGAATTGTTCGGGTGTCATAGTTGGTAAAATTAAACCTAGTGAAGAATATCCATCGATGATAATATTAGGATATCTTTCATCTGTTATGCGAATTCCGTTCATAGAATAGGGAATAAAATGAGATGTTGTTAATAGAATAACACGTTTGATTTTGGACCATTTGACCTTGGCTAAAGCACAACATGAAGCAAATCCACTATATTGGTAGCTAGCGTGTGGAAGGAATATATAGCGCGCGTTTTTCGGTAAATCGTCGGTAAAATAATCAGCATATATTTTTTTATATTTTTCCATATGATTACTATATATTTATCATATTATTTTTTATTGTTTTTTATTGTTTTTTATTGTATTCTAATGTTTTTGTTCCAGTACCAGTATTTGTATCATATAACAATTTACTAACACGTGCGCTATGGTTTGTTAATTGGTCATCGCGACTACGAAGTCGCATAAGTCGTTCGGCTTCAATTGCGTCTGCTTGTTGTTTCTTTTTCTCTACTAAAAGACGATCCGCTTCCGTGATTGTGAAATCTTGGGTTTCACGTGCTTTGCTTAAATCTTCTATATCCTTGTATGCCTTGCGTTCTTGAATTGTATTTGGATTTACAAGTGTTGTTTGACTGTATGCCTTTTTATAATCGGTAAAATAAATACCATTTTTAGAACTACCATCTTGAATGTCATATTCCTTACTATAATCGTCGGTTTTACGATAATCCAGGTTTGAATATCCTAATCGATTATTAACAGATAACGGTTGTGGGTCCTCGTATATTTGTATTTGCTGGTTTGCATTATTTTGTGGATTTTCATTATGCGTTAGTTCATTGAATACGGTATTAAATACCTCATTGGAAAATTTTTGATTGAAAATTTGTTTCGGTTTTTCGGATGTATCGGTTGTTTTCCAATCACCATAACCATTATCGAAATCGACATCATCTAAACGATTTGTTTCAAAGAATTGATTGAATTTATTTACATCAAAATCGTCATCGCCCCCCATTGAACTAGGTTGTTGTGGTGTTGATTGTGGAATACCTGATTTTAAATCCATAAATGTTTTTTCAACATAATTATTTCCTTCATTCTCTTTAATAAGTGCAAGATATGCTTTTGTTAGTAATTTGAATATTTCTTCATTCCCTCCTTTATCTGGATGATGTTTCATTGCCAGATTTCGATACGCCGTTTTTATTTCCTTTTCTGTATAGGGTGTTCCTGGTTGTAGGCCTAATATTTGTGCAGGATTATATTTTAAAGTGTAGATTTCATCCAATTCTTCCATAAACTGTTTATTTGTTGGCTTCGCTTGTTGCGGTTGTTGTCGTGGTTGGTGTTGCGATTGTTGTTGTGGTTGTTGATATTGTTGTGGTTGTTGATATTGTTGTTGATGAATAGGTTGTTGCATTTGTCGTGTTCCACCCATAGTAAATTGGTCATTTAAACGTTGCTGATATGCGTCTTGGAATGTGTTCTCAACACTTGGTAAATGTGATTTTTGCTGCATATTAGGGATTATTTTCTGGTCGACATTATTATTAGTTAATTTCACCTGTGTGCGTTGTAAATGCGCAGGAACAGATTGTCGTAGTGGTTGTTGTGGTTGATATTGCTGTGGTGCTTGATGTGCTTGAAGCACTGGCCGTATTTGTTTTTGTGCTTGTTGCGGTTGATATTGCTGTGGTGCTTGATGTGCTTTAAGCACGGGGCGCATTTGTTGTGGTTGTGCTTGTTGATACCTTTGATTTTGAATAAATAGTTGGTATTGCTGCCATTGTTCGTGTGTTAGTTGAATACCTCCTGCCGGAAGTTGCTGTTGTTCTGAATGGTCTGGTTGTGATTGTCCGTTCCCCATTTGTATTTATATTTATTTAATACTATATATTATTAAATCGATAAAAACAACATATTTAAAACGAACGTATAAAAACATAAAAATATATTCTCATCTGTTAATATAAAACAAGCAAAATATGTATAAATTTAAAATGGTCGTTATCGGCGATGCAGGTGTAGGAAAATCGTGTATTTTACACCAATATATAAACAATTATTTTCTTGAATCGACAACAAGCACAATTGGTGCACAATTTGCTATAAAAAATATAGGAGATAATGTTAAATTGGATATATGGGATACCGCTGGACAAGAACGATTTCGTTCATTATTACCAATGTATTTAAAGCACGCCGATATTATTTGTATTGTTTTATCGCTAAATGATTCATATGAATCTCTAAAATTACAACTACAATTTTGGACCAATTATATTTTTATAACTCCTTACAATTTCGATTTAAGCAATTGTGAAATAATCGTAGTTTTTACGAAATTAGATTTATACCCTGGACCGACACCTATTCACAAATTTATAACATCGGTGGTATCGTCATCAACATTAAATACGGATAATATTATGTATTGTAGTTCTAAAACAGGTGAAAATATAGAAGAAATTCATACCATCATTTCTAAAGTTGTTGAAAAATTAATAGAATCTGGAAAAAATAAACCGTATCATAATCATTTTATATTAAATATAAACGAAACTCATCAACAGCAGCAGCAGCAGCAGCAACAATCGACTGGATATTCAATTCGCGGAATTTATGATGAAACAATAAATATATTATCAAAAACAAAATCAAGATGTTATTAGTTAGAAATAAATAACCGAATCAAATATATAACTAAATATATGTATGATTTGGTTATTATAGGTGGTGGTCCATCTGGGCTCGCTTTAGCACAATGTATGCTACACGATACACAAATAAATAAAATATACATTATCGACCGGGAAGCAGATATAGGTGGATGTCATCGTGTGGAACGCGTCTCCAAATCAAAATTATTTACAGAACACGGTCCCCGTGTATATAGTTCGGCATATCTAGTATTCCAACAATTATTAGAAGAAATGGGTATTCGATACGCTGATTATTTTACCCCATATAAATTCAAAATTGCCGAAATTGGGGGGCAAACGGTATTTTCTACTTTACGATGGAGTGAGTTGGGATTATTAACACTTGAATTTACGAAACTAATAATAAATAAAAACCATGGTCGAAATCAAGTAT